GAACTAGATATTTATCACACAATTGTTTGATACCCGCATATGTGAAATTAAAATCACGGTCATGCTTTAGAAATTCATCTAATTTATCAAATTCTTGTTTACTATACCACTCCAAAATATTTTCATCATATACTAAATTGGAAACATTGTCTTTGACAATATCATACAGTTTAGGCGGATTCTTACCACCCCATACTTGTTTTCTTAGTTGATAATTCAACAATCGTGAAGCAACATATTGGTAGTTTGGTTTATCTTCGTTGATTAAATTGGCAGCAGATTCAATTAATAACTTGTGTATATCAGAAGTTGACATTCCATCAAAAAATGATAGATGTGCGTTCATTCCAACTTCTTCAAAACTTACACCCTTAATATCTTCAGTTGCCCATTGTAGAACTTTGTTTATTTTGTCTGCATTAAACTTTTCTACTTTTCCGTTACGCTTTTTAATATAAATTTCTTTGTTCATAAAACTTTAAAATAGGTAATACATAATTATGGTAGGGGATAAAAATAAATCCAAAAAATAATTTCTAAAATTTTAATTTTTTCTGGCTGTTTTTATCCCCTACCTGATATACGAATTATTCAGAATCCTCGTCTTCGCTCATGTGAGCATTCCATTTTCCAGACATCATTTTCTTTACCATGTTTTCGCCTTGATTCATTTCGTTGATAATTCCCATACCTTCTCTACTATTCTCAGCGAATATCTGGATATCACCACATCCCGCATTCATTTTGCTTGGGAATGTGATACCGTCTGGTCCGAATCGATTCTTAATAATGTGGAATCGTGCAGTATTACTAACTTTATCGGTAACTTTACGTGAAAGACTCATAACAAAGTCAGCAGTCATAATTTTACGATAACTGTCTGAGATGTTATTTGCTTGAATGATATCTTCATCCATAGCAGCTCTATTACTTTGACTTGCGGTCCAAATTGGAACCTGAAGTTCACCGGCAACACCACGAAGTTCTTCATAGATACCACCTGCCTCACTATAACTGTTACTATTACGTTCGCTTTGTGCTGGACGTAGAATATCAGCATAATCGACTACAATCATATCTACTTTCGTTCCCAAGGTTTGGATACGTTCTGCGTGAAGTTTCAAACTATGAGCGGACACAGTTTTGATAGGGAAATACTTAATGATAAGTTTGCCGGGAACTTCAGAAATCTTTTTCTTTACGGTATCAATGTTATTACGAATGTTTTGGAAATCAATTCCAGTAAAACATGCATCATAACGTAGACCCACATAATTTTCATTCAACTCAAGAGTATAATGTAATACATTCTTTCCTTGTCTCATTGCTTCCGCACCAATCTTGGCAAGAACCCAACTCTTACCACTACCGGCACAAGCAGTAATAACTCCCAATTCTCCACCAGCCAATCCACCATCCATAATGGTATCGATTTCTGTCCAGTTGGTCTTGGTTGTCTTACGAGCCATCATACTCATACGTTTTTCGATATCTACATCATATTCATGACCGATATTACGTTCCATACCAGCCTTCATTGCGATATCAACAACGTGTTTAATTTTATCGTATTGACCGTTCTTCAAATGGTCAACACTCTCCATAATAGCATTCTTCAACTTCTGATTCTTACAGAATTCAAGAAACTGCTCTTTAATAAATTTCAAATCACTATCAGTAATCTTCTGATATACAAGTCTAAGTTGGTCCACAACTGTTTTCTTCAACAGTTCATTTTCAATACTATCAACTTTGACTTTGAATACTGCCAAGGTTGGCAGTTCTTTATAATGTAGGAAATAACTTATTGTTTCTTTAACAATAAATTGATGTGCATCTGTCTCAAACGATTGCGGTTCAATAATATCGCTAATGCGTTCAATAAATGTTTTATCACTCACAAGTGCAGAAATGCACTTGGTCTGGAACTCCGTTCCAAACTTCTTTAAATTGTCTATAATATATGTTTCGCTCATAATTTTTTACTACGTATCCTATGGGTATAATACTACACCCTTTCTGTTTTTATACAAAGATATTTTACGCTACAAATGAATTTACTTTTCCAAACACTTCTTGTAACCAAATCATGCTATTTGGAAAGTTATTCTGCATATTATCTTCCAACAACAACTTACTGAAGTTGTATCTGTCAAGTTTAGTCAGTGGTTTCTCAAGAATTTCATTGATTCTGAGTTGACTAAATGTCTGTATCTGTGTGTCATGTAACTGCATTAATTGCCAATTACGTTCCATTGTGTTTTTATTATCTAATATTGTGTTATACAATTTATACTTTCCTTTATGGGTATCGCTATAATTGTATATTTCTTGTAGAGAATATTGATTTGCGTCAGTAAAAATAGGAAAACATTTAATGATGGTCTTTAACCCAGCACCGTTAATACCATCAATGTTATCACTATCATCACCTTCCATAATACGATAATTTAAAAAGTTACTGCAACTAATACCGTATTCAGTCAATATCTCAGCACAACCATATAATTTCTTTTTGGTGGGACTCCAAATTTTAACTCTGTCATTTGCTAACTGTAAGAAGTCTTTATCCGCACTCATAATAGTAACATTACTATTTTTAAAATATTGAGTAGCAAGATATGCGATAGTATCATCCGCTTCAATATGGTCAATTGCCATTGTTGTAACAGGTAACGTATCCAAATACTTTACAGTCTTGATTAATTGTATCTTTAGATTCTTTTCTTCGGAATCTGGATTACTTAAATCTTCGTAAGTTCTATTTAGTCTTACTTTTGTTTTTCTACCACTCTTGTATTGTGGATAGATTTTGCGACGTTTCATACTGCCACCATTACCATCAGATACCACAATTATTCTTGTTGGATTCAACAATTTAACTGCATATCCAATACTTTTTAAACATCCAGCAATACCACCTGTGTGGTTGCCGTTTGCGTTTAATGATGGACTTGCCATGAATGCTCTTAGAAAAGTATTCATGAAGTCTACAATAAGAACATCAGAATTGAGGGTCCGATTAAGACCCTCAACCCGATCAGTTGGTTTAATTTGATTGAACAAACTATACAACTTTTTCTTTTCACTATCAGTCAGATTGCTCATTCTTCACTTCCAGCAGTTTCTTCGTCAGTATCAACTACAGCATCATCAACAATTTGACTATTAGGATCTTTGTATTTCATAATAACAGAGTCACAAATCTTCAAATAAACTTCTTCTTTGAGAGATGCATTAGTCTGCATTGTTTCAACAAAGTCCTTGGATTGGAACTTCCATTCACTGCCGTCATCTTTTTTATAGGTATAATACGCACCACCTTGTTTAATGATGTTATTCTCCTTCAATACTTTGATCCAGCTGCTATAATCAGCAATACCACTATCAAAATAAATATCAAATGATGCTTGACGTTGTGGTGGACCCATTCTGTTTTTAACAACTACTGCTTTACACTCATTTCCGATGATTGCCTCACCTTTCTTGAGTTTACCAGTATTATTCAAACGAACACGAACACTACAATGATATGCCAAAGCCTTACCACCACTTACTACATACTTATCACCAAATGCCATAGCATTTAGATTCTGACGTAATTGGTTAGTAAATACAGTGAGAACCTTTTGACGACCAATCATGTTGGTAATCTTTCTCATGGCTTTACTGATAATAATAGATTTACCAGTGGCAAATCCGTCTTTACCGTGATCACTTTCAAGTTCTGCTTTAGTTGATGCTGCGGCTACAGAGTCAATAATAAGTGTAAGAATACGGTCTTTGTTTGACTTTCTTACTACACCAATCATCTGTTCCATCTTTTCAAAAATATCTTCTACAGTGTCAGTTTGAACATATAGAAGATTCTTTAAATCTACACCCAAGCTCTTCCAGAATTCTGGAGCAGCGGCGTTTTCAGTATCTAATACAACTGCAATACCACCTTTACGTTGAGTTTCAGCGCAAATATGTGCAGATACTAGACTCTTACCAGTTCCTTCCAAACCGTTTAATTCTACCATTTTACCGACAGGCAATCCACCGTGTGGACGATTACTAATTGCCAAATCAAGAATAGAGGAACCTGTGCTAATCCAATCACTAATTTCGGCGGGATTTTCTTGTTCGTCCAAGAAATAAGCAATCTTACCGCCGTCTTTGTTTGCTTTATTCAACTCATTCGCCAACATTTCGACTAATTCGTCTCTCTGTGGTGAATCATTCTGCGTAACATGTGTTTTCTTTTTCATAAAAATAGGAAATTAAAGGGGTGATAGTAATATATACCATCACCCCATATCAAACCAGTTATTTTAACTGTTAAACAAATTATCAAAAGCCTTTGTGAGGTCTTCTGTATTTGATTTACTTGCAGAAGCAGATGGTGATTTATTTGAAGTTGGTGCTACTGGAGCAACAGCTTCTACATCTCCATCTTCATCCGCAACTGCGTTTACACTTGGTTCCGAGGAAGTTTCTGGATTCAACCAAGCATCCATAACTGCCTTTAGTTGGTCATAACTGAGTTCTGGGAACAAATCAAGAATGTTGGTCTGCTTTCCAAGAAGGTCTTTCTTGGAAGGATCGATTGCCACAGAAGTGTTTGGTTTAACACGGATAGTAGTTTCTGGGAAACTCTTGCCGGATTCCTCTGCGGTTCTGAACTCTACAACGATATCACGACCATTTACAGGATCGGTAATATCACCATAATCAGCATCGCTAATAATGCTTAGGAGTTCTTGATAAACGTTCTTTCCGAATCCCCAGAAACGAACACCTTGGTCTTCTTCACCACGAACGATGACAGGAACATATGTTCGCATCTTTGGTTCCATCTTACGTCCCAACTGCCACTCTTCCTTGTTTCCGGTCTTCTTCATACGATTGGACCATTCAACAATTGGATCAGGACGGTTAAAACTATCAGGTGATAGATAAGTCTTGTTGTTGATGTTATAATGGAACTTTAGCTCAATGAAAGGATTCTCAGGAGCATACTTGTAGGGGACAATACGAACGACTTGCTTACCGGGATTGGGTTTCCAAATCAAGTTGGATTTTTGATTTGTGTTTGTTAAAGAATTCAAACGATTCTTAATCTTAGATAGATCTAATGCCATAATTATTTAATAGTTAATTGTTAAGTGTTAATTAATTAATTGTTAAGTCCACACAGACCTAATTCATAACTAATACACGTATAACTATAACATGAGATGGCAAATCGTTCAACTAATTATATCGAAAAGTTTTATCGGAATTATTCTGACGGAGATTTCACTGGTCAAAATAAGGCAGTTGCTATAAAGTTCCCAGTTCAATTGAAATTTATTATCAAACACCCCACCATTTTCTTCAGTTATTAACTTATTCATAGCATTCAACGTATACAATGTATTGGTTTGTTTTTTTCTATGAAGACCAATAGTATTGGGAAATTTTGGAAAATGTGCATTTTCTTCAACGTCCACATTATAAGTTATATAAATGTTTTTTGGAAGTTTTACACCATTGAATAAGAAAAGTTTGTTGCCGTTTACACTATAAAAATTTCTAATTTTATCAATTAGGTTTTTATATTCTTCAACGGTGGAAAACGTGCAGAGTAATTGTTTTTTCATCTTCTTGGACGTATAATTATTTTGCCTAAGTCTTCAACGTATCTGGCAACTCCAACTTCAGTTCCTTCATTCGTATACCAAATAGAACCCTTTCTATAAAAACCATTTGATTTAGCTTCATCTAATGTGTATTCGGTTGTCAAAATCTTTTGAATTACTTGAGCATCAGCTTGTTTTTCTTGAGAAGTCCTCAAATCAGGTTCATTTTTATCTTTTTCTGCAGGAGTTTCTGGTTTCGGTTCTGTGGGAACGGTTGTTGTTGAAGATGTAGGCGTGGTTTGTTGTGGTTCTGGTGAAGAAGGTTGTTGTGCAGGTTGTTCTGGTTGTGGTTCGAATACACTTGCACCAGCAGCCTTCTTTGGATTTTCTTCAAAGTGAGTTCCTCTAGAAATTGCTCTTTGTTTATATTCTGGTGTAGGAAATGTTACAAGCAATCCATTTGCGTTATATGCTTGACGGTCAGGATATTTACCCTCTAACACTGCATTTCTGATTTCTACGGATTGTTGTTCATCCATATTTAACTCTACTTGTAGATATTCTTGTAAGATATTCAAATGGTCATTGTTATCCAATGAAAATATCCCATCCTTTATACGAGAATCGAGACAGATTTGTTCTATTAGTTCAGACAGTATATTCATATTAACTTAGAGTTACTTGAGGTCTTACGTATTGATTTATTGCATTAAACTTAAAGTTTGGTGGGTTTATCAAAAAGTTGTTAGTTTCTGTTATTATCATTATATCGACTCCCGCGCCATTATACTTTTCATACAATTGAGCAACCATTTGAGTTTGAAATATTTCAGACGTAGAGTATTTATTTAAAAATTTATCCAAAATAGACTTTACATCTTCAGCAAAAGAAGTTAATTCTTCGGTATCTTGTTCGTCTTCTGTTCTTTCTATTGTTGTTTGATGTTTACCGCTTTTTAATGCACTCTTTAAATCATCAAACGATATCTTAAAGAATACGTCTTTATCAATATCATTAGCTTTAAATACGAACTTTTTACCTGATGTTTTTTCTGATGACAAACTCTTTTGAGTTTTTTCGTAAATTACATAATCACGCAATTTATCTATAAAAGCATAAAAAGCATTCAACTTGTTTATAGTAACAGATGCTTCTGATCCAGCCATTAAAATATCATAAGCATCAGACATCTCTTTGATTTTTTCACCGTCTTTATATTCCTTCGATGTAAACAACTTCTTAAGACCAAATGTTACATATCTAAAAGAATTAATCGCATCCAAATCAATGTTGGTTCCAAATCTAATTGTATCTTTTGCCTTCTTAATCTTCTTTATTTCAAACTTTCTATCGCCGATTTGGATATCACCTTTATCTCCAGTTATCTTCTTGGCATCAGGCAATAATAAATAAAAAGCAAACTCCCCTTGACCAATTTGATTTTTTTCAAATACAACCAAACCGGGATTTTGTTTTAGAAATTCAAATGTAGAGTCAAGAGTTTGTGGGGTCTTTCTAAATTCACGAACATAATTAACCAAAAGTTCCAAATCCTGAGCAGATGGTTGTGTTTTAAAAAAGGTCAAATATCTCTTTTTAACATAATTAACTATTTCTTCTGTAGAAGATTCTGCTGCATCGCCTGTTTCTTCAAACAATTCGATTATCTTAGATTTATTGAATAACTGAAGATAGTTATTCTTTATCAAAAATGATTCAAAATGATATAAATCTTCTGCGTTTTTTATATCAAACTTTAAACCACCATCTTTTCTGTTTATAAAATACTCTTCAAGTATGTCATCAATTGTTAACATATAGTATAAATATAGAAATATTTATTGAAATTTTGAATTTCTTCTATATGTTTACGATAGTCATATCATTATAGTTGTTACCAATATAACATTTAACCGGGAATTTATTGTTTGACATTAACCTTTTTACTTCACAAAGAGTATCTTTTTTATCATCCTTGTGAACATCAAACAAAATACTATCATAAGTATACAATATCGCTTTAGTCTTCTTGTCTTTTAGATATTCATTTACAGAAGCAAGAGAGTATATTCCAAACTCAGTTTCACTTGCTTGTAGAATATAATTAAACAGTTTGTTTGGATTGGGATCGTATATATGATTCTTGGTTATTTGTCTCTTAAACACAGGTGTTTCAACATAACCATATTGATTAAAGAACTCCCATCTGTGGGTTATATATTCCTTCATTTTCTTATAATAAGGAATCTCCAGTAGTTCGTCTGGGATAGTTCCATACATACAATGAAAGGTTGCATTCTTTGATGTTTTAATCTCTTCCGGTGTCAATTCTTCTTTACCATAATAATACCGGCCCAAATATTCATAAGCATTAGATGGTAAATTATAATTAATCAACTGAGCAACAATGTGTGGATGATATGCACTATAATCAATCATAAACAACATACCATCGTCACCGTGTCTACTCACAAAAGATGACCTACATCCGTTTTCTTTGTTTAATGCACTATAGTTAACATTTCCAAATCTATTACTGGGTCTGCCTGTTGATGTATATAGATTATATTGAGTATATACATATCCATCTACTACTTTTGGGTTCTTATCTCTAAAACAAGATAAGAATTTTTCTTCATCAACTTTCAGTCCGTTAATTTCAAGAATCTTTAGATTCTCTGTGATTGTTCCGTTTAGTTCAGTAAAACTCTGGTCTAATCTTATGTTTCTTACTCTTTTTAGTGATTCTACACACATCTTTTCAAATTTCTCAATATGAAGAGTCAATGGTATTATATTGTTAACATCACTATAATTTGTATATTTTTGTTTATAAAAGTTATGCGTTACCGTGTCACATTCACTGTAATCATCGACCTTTCCGTCAGAGATAAAGAAGATAATGTTAATATCATACAAATTGTTGATTGATAATAGTTGAGAAAACTTCTTTTTATCAAAAACCCACTTTTTGCCAACAAGATTATTTAAATCGTCTATCAATTGTTGTTTATTTATTTTATATAAACAATCATTATGATTTACAGAGATTGTGTAGGTTAACTGTTTTTGTATGTTATATACACATAATAAACTAATCCTAGATACGCATGGATGGTATCGGTCATCTGTTTGGATGACATCGCATATCAAGTCACAGTTGTTGTTTTCTTGCAAAAACTGTTTGTATTGACTGTCCGACTTTATAACCATTCTACTACTATACTATATAAAAAGTATACTGTCAATTTAACTTGGTCTCCAAAATTCAAGAGGGTCACGTAAAATTTTTTCTAAACCAGGAAGGTATTGTTTATATCTGTTTATTTGTGCAATGTTATGATCATAAACACCGTCATAAATTTTTATTTTATTTTGAAATACGTTATATTTTTTGCCTGTCAGTTTCCATTCTATAGAAATTTTTGCATAAATGTTAGGAGATACATCAACATAATTTTCTTTTGATATTTCATAAATTGTTTTATCATTTATTTTTTTTACAAAATATCGATATATATATCCCGTATCATAATCATTTTGTTGAGGGGATGGTTTATTATAAACAGGATACGCTGTTTGTATTTCAGGATATCTTATATTTCTTTTATTGTCAGGATATTGTATCATACCAAGTTTTGAACCGTTGGGTTAATATTCACATCGCCAAAAGACTGTTCTCTAAATAAATTATATGACGGTCTAACTGATGCTTTAATTCTTGTTTCCCATCCGTTTTCATCTATTGTATGAGTAACGTCTCTTACTTGAAATACTACAACATTTTCAGTAAACGGAGGCGGAAGATTTTTTACTCTAAAAAATTCAAATACACGAATTCCGGCAATACCCATTAAAGAAATTTCTAATTCAACATTTCTTATAGGAGCACAATACACATTTGTATTGTTCTCTTTATCGTAATCATTTAATAAATAAACCAAAGCTTCTTTATCAGGAATAAACAAATCCGCAATGTTGTATTCGTTAAAATTTGCGACTTTAACACTATATGTGGTTACACCTCCCATGCCACCTCCACCAGCACCAACTACTCTTTCTTCCACTTTCCCCGAACTAGATTTGTATACTTGGACTCTCATCAAGAAACTAGCGTCTGGATTTGCTGGTTGGAAATTCATGTATTTTTTTATTACATTCAAAAATGTCAACATTTGATCGGAATTAGTTGTATTTCTAACATTACCGTCGATTGATTTTTTATCTTTTTCTTCGTCTTTGATTCTATCCACATATATCCCCTCATTTGAAAAATCAATCAAATTATTTGAAGATAATGATTTTTCTCCAAACGATCTATATAATATTTGATTTGCCATTCCATTTGTAAGAGATGTGGTAAAATTTATTTTTTTAACTATTGATCTGTTACTACCATAATCAAATGTAAAAATATCTCCAATATTAAAAGCGCTGGTTTTGTATTTAACATCTACGATTTGTAATCCACCTGTCTTTTTTACATTTGGATTTACAGAGTCTACGTTTACCAATTCTAAATTCCAAAAATCACATACGGATTCATTTAACTCTTTTAATAGAGCATCATACATGTCTTTCATATTAATCACATCGTCGTTTACGACAAGCGATTCAATTATAAAATTTAAATTAACATATACATTTTTTAACAATCCACGGCTATCAAATCCTGTATTTGTTCTTGTCTGTATTAGACTTCTTCCATATTTATTTAAAACAAAATCAAGGTCATTTCTATAAACAGTTTTTCCATATCCAATTAAAAGTTTTAATTGGATATCCGAGGGATGTGTTTTTAAACTTTTTCTTTCTTTTTCAATATTAAACAGATTTATTTTTTCATTTATTGCCGCCGACTTTAACATTGATTCTCCTTCAGACTGGCCTTTTTTCACAGTTTCTTGATCTTCTGCTCCAGTTATAAAATCATTAATTACCGATCCTATTTGTCCCAATCTTGTTGTGGCTGTATTTGTTCCAGCTTTATCGTCTCCTATAAATGTGGTGACTTCATCTTTGTATCTATTGTAAGACACTGATCCTCTTCCGTTAAATTTAGGAGCTTTTACATTTGGTATCAAAACATCTTTACTAGTTGATATTAAATTTTCGTGATATCCAACATTTGAATTGACGACATCGACTTCAAAAAAATCTTTTAGATATTCTTTCTGACTGTTTTTGTTTTTCAAAGAATTCATTATATCTACAAACAATTCCAAAGTTATATAAGTATCTAATGTAGAATTATCTTTTCCTTCTTGTTGTAACAATCCGCTTGGTTTTGATCTGCTAGGAAATTTATACACATAATTCGGAAGATTGTTTAATTTAGGTCCGTATTTATCTTTATACGGAGTTAAAAGAGCATACAATTTTATATTTTCATCATCTAAAGCACGATCAGGATTCGTAGTTTTCTCAGGATCTGGAGGAACAGGAAGTTCACCATTTTCAGAGAATGCGACCAATGTCTTTAACGTTTGTTGAAATGTTGTTTTAAATGATAGTGCAGGTGATTGTGTAGTATCATTTTGTGACCCAACATTAATTGATTTATCACCACGAACATTAAATCCACTGTATAACATTTGTCTAGATCTAATTTCCGTGAACCCTTTTATAACATTATCATCAAATCCGTATTCAAAATTTGTTATGTCACCAACCATGAAATCATAATTTCCATAAGACAAAGGCACTCTAGTATCGTAGTGTTCAAAATGATTTTTTACGATTCTTTTTAATTCATCTACACTATCATAATTTATTAAAGATGCAACATTAAAATTATTCCATCCCCACTCAACAAAGACAGTTACGAGCGGGGTTAGAAGATATGGTGTAATTGCATTAAGTTGGTCAATTGAATGACATACCCAATTTATTTTTGCGGTTATAAAAAAGTTTTTTTGAACATCTGCAGTAAAAGAAGTTATGCCGGGTTCTGGGACGTTTGTTCTAAATTGTGGATTTGTTACAAATTTTGGAAATCCTTTATTTGAATATCCATATATTTGTTGTTGTGGAGCAATACCGTATCTAGCTGCAAAAATATCGTCCGAATAAACATCTGGAGATTTTAATAATAGTCCCCACTGTGCGGGTGTATCTATTCTTTTGTTTAGTCCATTTGAAAAAACCTTGATCCAATGTCTTCTTGGCCCAGAGACATATGTCATTCCGTTATTTTCAGTAGGCGTTTGGTTAATACCAGATGATAAATTATCTATTCTGTTATTTAATTCAGACGTTACCCATTTTGAAAATGGACCTGCTTCCCATGGACGATCTGCTGACATAATTATGAATTTGCTAATCTAAAATTTTGTAATATTGTTGTTATGTTGGTAGGAATTCTAAGTTGTTTTGTTGTATCCAAACTAAGTTTTCCCTTTCCTAAATTGTTTGCAACAGCGATAACCCACCATAAACTAGTATCTTTATAATACTTAAATGCCAAAGAGTCAAGATAATCATTATCAGATACAGTTACATACATATCAGATTCTGATACAGGTATAGCAGGATATATTAACGTTCTATATACTAATTTACCATCCCATCTTTTTGTTTTGGTTGTATAGTCGTATCTATTCATAATTATGTAGAAGTAGTTAATGTAGCAGCGTCAATCCATCCAAAGTTTGCAGTGTCCACAACCTCCGGTTTATCTATTTCAAGTATATTGCAATCTATTGTTAAATCCACTTCCATAGGCATTTGAGCCACAGATGCGTTTGCTATCTGAACTGTCGTGTTTCCGTTTACAGTTGCATTTGTATTTCCTTGAATAGTCTGTGGACTGGTCCTTGGATATAATCCATTATAATAATTATATCCTGACGTTTCTTGTGGTAAGGTTTCCCAAGTTGCATTATCAGGAATCGACAAACTCATATTTGTTATAACAATTGGTTGATTTTTATATAAATCGCCAATCGTTAATTTTACCAACGGAGGAACTATGAACTCGTTGTTAAAATATTTTGCAGGCTTTGATAAATTTAACAAATAATTTACTCGTTTCCACATAGGCAATAATTGATATACCGATGTAGCAAGAACAGTGAATGTAAATCCAAGCGATCTTGTAAATCCTTTATAATTGTAAACTTTATCAGCATTTCCAACATATTGAAAATTATCCCAGTCGCTTGTATATCTTTCGTTTATCGATTTGACGGTTGCTCTGAATGGAATATATTTGTTATTCGCAATATCGTAAAACCAAAATCTTACCAAATCTCTATCTTTAAATAAACTATCGTCTTCGGTTGGAACAGACATGTTTATTGGATCTGTAAGTTTTGCTCCCAGTCTTTTTCCGTTCGAATGTTCTAAAAGTTGTTTTGATAATAATGTATTGCTAAATCTATTTAGATACGTAGAACTATTTACGTCATTGACAATATTATCAACTGATTTTGGTTGTCTATAATCATTTGGATGGGTTGTCTTTTGTTTTTTAAGAGTTTCCCAGTCGTTTGACCGTCCAAGTAATTGAGCGTTTAATAATTGGACAGATGGATTTTGTGGACTATCTAATTTGGTTGGATACGCACCTATTCCAGCAGTATTTGTTCCTTTTATATTATTGATGTAATTATCGTAATTAACCAAAATTTCTGATTGTTCTCTATCGGTTTGTATAAAATACCCAGCACCTGCTTCTCCCAAATCACCAAACGAAGATGGTTGATTTATAGGGTTTTTTACGACATCTGAATATCTTTTTGTCGTTGTCGCATCGTTAGTCTGTTGTGTTACAGTATTACTTTGATTTACTGTTCCTGTTCTATATTTGATAGAACCTTTTATTTTTACTGTATTAGCCCATTTTTGTTTTACACCATATTGTGTATTTCCATCAACATCCACCCATACAAATCTTGGAATTTCAGGTGAAGATCCGACAAAGAAACTTTTTATTCTCCCAAATAAAGTAGACTCATATGGTTTTTGTATAGTTCCATTCAACACCATCAAATCATAAGAATTTTCGTCGCCTTTAAATCTTGTTCCTGAGGGTTGTCCGACAGGTAATAGGGCTCCTAAAGCGGTCTCGGATCTTATATAATTTCCTACATCTAAAAGTTTTCCAATCAATCCTTTGTTTTTAGGAGACCAATAATCAGTAAAGTTTTTATATGCAGCAGATGCAGTTCTTCCTCTTGTAAGACCTTTTCCGCCATCTTGTCTATTTACAGGCAAGGCCCCAGGTAATCTTGAACTAAAAGGATTAATCGTATTTAAAAAATTAGCAGGTTGACCAGTTGCTGTTCCTGGCGGAGGAGTTGGATTAGAGTTACCAAATAATACAGTAGAGACTGCTTTTAATCCCAATGCTCCAAAAATACCACTTGCATTTAATTCTACGAATCTATTAGGTCTGGATATAAGTCCAAGTGTGCCTGGTCTAGCAGATGCTATAATAGGCATTAATGGATTATATATCTTGGTTTCATTAAAAGGTTGTAATCCTTGTAGTAAAAATTGAGTAATTGTAAATTTTGTTCCAGCGGACGTTCCTAAAAATTTTCTAATTCTTATTACGTCTTCTTCAGATGATACAAATGGAAGTGTTCTACTGTCAGTTTTCTTTCTGGTGTTTAAAGAAGAATTTCCTTTTAACCCACCAATTTGAACGTTCGATGGATTTACGGCAAAAAATGGTTGTTGAGATGTTGATCCTTTTCCTTCACCGTTTGTATAATAACTAAATTTTGTATAAAGTATGTTTGAATTTCTTTCAAACAAAGTAAGCATTTTTGGGGTTCTTACCTCATTAAATGAAGGAGGCAATGACAATCCATTTGATGTAATTTGAGGATTATTGGTAGAGATTAATCCACCTATGTTATTTTCGTTTGCCATATTTTATGCGAAATTGACTTGCTTTGACATAAGAGTGTTTGCACCAGCGGGCTGACTATTTGCGGTTATGTTTGCCACAGCGACTGCAAGCACTTTACCGTCAAGGTTTACTGCAAATTTTACTTGTTTCATTCCCTCAACAACTGCAGATTTAATAGTTTCTGCCAATACTGTAGATTCAGATTTCTTCTTTTCTTCTGATTCAGTATTAACGCCGGCGGTTATATTTGCCTTCAAATTACCTAAGTTTTCAAGAACCTTTAAATCTTTATCATTAAAATTTTGAAGTTCTCCTCTCAATTCTGACACTGCTTCTTTTACAGCAAGTGCCCCATCTTTTATTTTAGATAAATTTTCTACGTTTATATTTTCAATCAATTTTGAAAATGAATCTGAGAATGTTTTTATTGGATTTGCTATCGACTGTAATGCAAGTCCAAGTGTCCCTAATACCGCAGATAGTCCTATTATTGCTACACCCGCAAGTGCTAACGGGATAACAAGTTTAGGCAACAACAAACCGAGTATCGTGGCAAATCCTAAAAATATACTCAACCCACCGACCAAATTTAAGAAAAATTCCATATAACCCATACCTCCAATATCAGCAGGAAATTCTTTAAGAGCCTTTCCAACTATATATAAAGCGCCTGCAGTTGCAACGATTATTGCAGCTGCACCAAGAAGATTTTTCCACATTGCAACACCACTCGCAGCCGATCCAACCGTTCCAGCTGCACCTCCAGCGGCGCCAGTAGCCGACCAAAGTTTTCCTATTATTGGAATTTTACTAAAAAGCATAGTAAATAAATTTCCCCATTTTATTGTTAAAATTCCTACAGCGACAGTAGCGGCTACTGTTCCTGCTACCAGTTTACCCATGAGAGGAATTTCTCTAATGTAATTATTTATTGCGGTCAATCCTGATACCATTTTACCAATAGTTTGTAATACAGGCAAAAATATCTGACCTAACTGTAAAATTAATCCGTTAAACTCACTTTGAAGTTGTTTTTGAATTGCAAGATTATTTGTTTCTTTTAATCTGTCCAATGCTCTTTCTCCTTCAGTCTTTGACAATCCGTTCGATAAATTATTTAAACGTTGATACTCTGCAACTTGTGCTCTTGCTTCATCAGTTCCCATTTTTGATAATAATTGAACATCTTTTCTTATTTGTAAACTGTCTTGAAGTTTGTCAACTGATAATCCTGTTGCGGCCGCAATAGATTTTAATGTAAAATAATCAACTTTATTTAAATCAACCGTTTTCTCAACTGTGTCCAATACATTTTTTGTTGCTCCTAATATATCTCCTCTATATGCCAATACTCTAGCTTCATTAAAAGATATATTCTTTCCCATCATTACACTAGCTTCGATTTCGGCATTTATTGATTCTTGAAAATCCAACAATTTTTCAGCAACTGAAGCAACGTCACCAATAGATAATCCCAATCTTCTTGCTTCAACTGCGGCTTTTGTTAATTGAACCGTGGTTCCTCTGAATGTCAGTCTTACATTTTCAGCTAAAACCGACAAATCTTTCATCACTTCTGGGAACGGAACTCCTGCTGCCTGTGATAAAGATTGTGCATAATATATCAAAGATTCTTGAGTTGCTGCACTTGATTTTGACAATCCCATGAATGTTCTCAAAACCTTAGCAGATGTTTCACTAGCGATACCAAGACTGGTTTCTAATATTGAAAAATTTTCTACAAGTTGTTTGCTTGCAAATACAGAACTGCCAAATCCGTTTGATATTGCTATTATAGATTTTTGAACAGTTTCAGCCGTTACTCCTAAGTTTGCAAATCTAACATATACATCCGTTATGGTCGTTTTAAATCTATCTCCTTCTTTTCCAATCAATCCCAATGATTTTCTTACTTCAAAAGCAGCATCTTCAATAGATGTAAAAGCAGTTACAATTTTTGAAGCTATATAAAAAATTACTTCATGTTGTTGTTTTATTTCATTAAAAGAAGACTTAAGGCTAGATGCAAATCCGTTCTGTTTTTCTAATTCTGGCGATATATCTTTAATTTTTTTATTTATTCTTTCTAATTTTTCGACAATTTCATTTTGTTTATTGGAATTTTTTTGTAAATAATCGAGTTCGGCATCTGCCATTATCATCTTTACCTTCAATGTATCTATGGCTTCTTTTTTTGCAGCGGCATCTAAAGAAGTAGACCGTAATAATCTGCTTATTTGTGCAGTTGTAATTTGTTTTTGAAGATCCAATTCAGCTTCTTTAAATTCTAATGATAAACTATCAAGATATCCACTTTTCGATTTAAGTTCATTTATTTTACTCTGAATAACTTCGCTTAATTTTGCATATCCGTTATATCTATCCGCAATGGATGACATATTATTTATTTCTTTTACCGCGTCTTTGAATCCTTTTGTAAAACCAACATTTGAAGTTGTGAGTCCGTCAAATAACTTAAATGCATCAGATTGAATCTTTTTGAAAACTCTATCCAATTCGTTGGATAAATTTTCAATAGATTTTTTTACGTCAGATTCTGTTGTGGTTCCTACAGCCATATATTAATACATAATATAAATATATGGATAATTATCTTTTTGGTCTTATTTTAGAAGAAGATGAAGATGCTTTATCCATTTGTTCACTTTCTTTTTCTTTTGTTTTTATCAACAAATTCAAATAGAAAGTTCTTAAATGAACAGGAAGGTTATATGCGATATCTTGAGTGAATGCCCCTTCGCTATAATATGCCAAACTGAATATTTGTTCGTGTAATTGAACTTTATACGTCGGTGTTAGGCCAAAAAAAGGATACCGTAATCGGTATACCCATCCTTTCTTCATTAGCACAATGTTCACATACAAAATTAAAAGATGAATCTATATCAGGAGTTACTTCTTTCATATATGTTCTGAAAGATAAACTATCTCTTGATGTCAATTCATTTTCAACGAATTTCCTAATTTCTGCTTTATCAGTATTACCGTCAACTGATGTAATCATGAACTTTAATCTGGTGGTTAATTCAGAAGATCCGTTATTTTTAAACAATTTGGCCGCTGTTTTTAATTCAGCATCAATTTGTTTATCGTCAAAATGAGTTAATAGTTTAAATGTTACAGTTCTTTTACTGTAAGGCAAAACAAATTCAAATCTATTCTCTCCCTTTGTGTATTTTGAGTAATCTAATTCTTTGATTTTAATCTCATTCAAGTTTACAGTTTTTTCATTTTTTTCACCACATTTATTACATTTAATGTCAAGGGGACCGTAATTATCGCCATATGCAAGTCTTCTTGCAGCAATATATAAAGCATTCTTATCACACAACAGTAAATCGTTTATTTTTACATTTTTATTTACAATTAGAGCTTCAAGAAGAGTATCCAACACAACACCCTTTTTGATGAGGTTTTGATTCATCAAAATATCTTCTTCTTTGGCAGTCATCAATTTCATCTCAATATGACCTTCAGACAACGGTGTTTCATTTGAATAAAAGTATCCATTACTTGGCAAATCAATCAACTCAGTTGGATAAGTTGTTTCTTTTTTAGATTGAGATTGTGACGATCCAGCAGATTGTCTCGAAATTGGAACCATTAAATTTTCATCCATAACTTTATATTATATAACAATATATATTTAACCAACCAAATTTTAAATTATTTTATTTTAAAAACTAGTGTTTTTGGCAGCAATTACATTACCTGCGGCGTCTCTTTTTTCTGCTTCCGCATCTTCTACATTTTTTTTAGCAGCAGTTCTTTTATCTGGATCATTTGATTTTGTTGCATCTGATTGTTCTTTCTTTTTATCTGTCAAATTTTTATTCGCTGCATCCAACTGCGTTTTTCTGAGTCTCAATAAAGCCCGTTTTACGTCTTTTTCTGCAGTTTCCGCCGCATCTCCTTCTTGTAACTGTTTAAGAATTCGTCTAACAAACAATCTTACGTTCTCGTTATTCATATGTTAATAAATATCTATATAAACAAAAAACCCCACCTTTTTGTTGGTGGGGTAAATAAGGAATATGTTAATATTAGTATTGGAGAATACAATAATCAACGCTAAGGGTAACGCCGATTACAAGTGGTTCACCACTATCTGTCCAGTCGCCTTCGCCAAAATCGGCTTGGGTAATAAATGCACCCTTAAGTGTCCATTCTTCTACCTTATCACCCACAGGACCAAGAACGTTAATGGTTAAATCTTTCTTATAGAAGTCACTATAACCATCACGGCCGGTTACAGATTCGTGGCTCAAACGAACCCATTCCATTACTGCTTGAGCGCCGGAAGGAACGATTGGGTCATACAATTCCATCGTAATATCATCCCAAGTTGTCTTACCCTTGTAATAACGTTGGATGTTGATGTGGTCAAGAGTCTTCTTTTCACTCTTAACGGTTGGTCTCTTTACCTTTCTTACAAGAAATGAAGGTATACCGTCACAATATAAAATGAAACGATTCTTTGTTTTTGTCTCGAAATTCGTAAAAAATATTTCGTTGCTATTTAGTAGATCTGCCATTTTAGTGTCTCCTTTTATTGTTTAAATTTATACACGTTTATGTGTTTATAATAAATATTTGAAATAATAAATTTTTTTGACTTTTTGATGATTTTTTGTAATAATTATACAATGTTCGAATCAAAGGATATTTATGCCAAGAAAAAGAGATAATTCACGGTGGTTAAATGTAGAATGTAAAATTTGTAAAAAATCATTTGAATGTAGGGTTTCTCGTCAAAGGATATATTGTAGTAAAAAATGTTCAACAAATGATGTTGATGTTAACGCACTTCGTATGAACAAAACAAAACAAACGTGTTTGGAGAAATATGGCGGTCATCCAATGACTACAGTTGAAACCAAGGAAAACCTTAAAAAGTCTTTATTGGAAAAATATGGTGTAGAACATTATAGCAAACATGGTGATTATAACGAAAAGGTAAAGAAAACCAAGTTTGAGAGATATGGTGACGAGAAATACACAAATTTGAAAAAAATAAAATCAACATTGATTGAACGATATGGAGTTGACAATTCACAAAAAATTAAAAGTGTAAAAGAACAAACTTCAAATACGAAGAAAGAAAACCATTATGCTTTTTTGAAAAAACATTTTGAAGAATCAGATTTGGTGTGGTTATGTGAATACGATGAATATAAGGGTTATCATTTTTCTAATAGGTATAATTTTAACTGTAAAGTTTGTAATAAAACGTTTGAAAGCACGGTTTACAACTTAAATAATATTTTTTGTGATTATTGTCATCCGGATAAGGTTACTACCGTAGAAAATGAAATTTATAAATTTTTGATTGAAGTTCTTAAAAAAGAAGAAATTATCAAAAGAAATGACAGAACTGTTTTGAATGGTAAAGAACTGGATTTTTATGTTCCGTCAAAAAATTTTGCAATTGAAATCAACGGGCTTTATTGGCACAGCGAAAGTGCTGGCGGTATAAATAAACACTATCATCTTAATAAAACTAAAAGTTGTATGAATCATGGCATACATTTAATTCATATATTTGAAAATGAATGGATTAACAAAAAAGAAATCGTAAAGTCAATTATTAGAAATTTTATCAATTATTCATCTGATGTGGTTAAAATAAATGGAAGGGATTGTTTGGTTTCGGAAATAAAGGAATCAGTGAAGAATTCATTTTTAAATGACAATCATTTGCAAGGAGAAGATAAATCATCTGTGAAGATTGGTTTGTTTAATAAAGATGAACTTGTGAGTGTGATGACTTTTAGAAAAACCTCAAGATTTGACAATACAAGCGAATGGGAATTGGTGCGGTTCTGTAACAAAATAAATACTATAGTTAATGGTTCCGCTAGCAAACTGTTCAGTTACTTCATAAACAACTATAATCCCAATAATATAGTTACATATAGTGATAGAAGATACTTTAGTGGTAAGATATATGAAAAACTAGGGTTTAACTTTGTGGACTTTACACCTGTAAATTATTACTATATTATTAATAATTATAAAGACTTACGTCACAGAATGAGTTTTCAGAAACACAAATTAAGTAAATTATTGAAAATATATGACTCAACCTTAAGTGAATGGGAAAACATGAAAAACAACGGGTATGATAGAATATGGGACTGTGGCAATTCCAAATATTTTATATCATTTATTCGTTGAAATTTGTTTATCATAGGTGGAGGTTATAGCATTTCTGAGTTTTTCTAAATGACCTCTACTTCTCAATATTTTAAATACTAAGTTTTCCGTGCTTAATTCTCCACCTCTATCCAAACCAGCTTGACGCATATCATATACATCTTTGAGTGTAGTTTTTAATAGTTCTAGATTGGATTCTTTAATAGCACTGTTTATCTTATACACCGCATCGGTGTATTTGTTTTGTATAAGATTTTTATCTACACTAAAGTTTTCGTATTTTGGTTTGGATACCCAATTACCAGTCAATAGTGAATATACACCACTTGACCTGTTTTGTTTGGTTACATCTTGTATAAATACTTCTACGTTATATCCGTTTATATGAATGTCATGGTCTTTGTTCCATGCCGATTTTAATTGGTTCACGTATTTTTCTACCAATTCTGGCTTTTCCCCGACATTCTTAAAGTTGATAACAAGATGAAGGTCAAAATCGCTATAATTAGACCAGTTATAATTAGCTAAACTCCCAACAAATAAAATATCAATTATTGGTGCGGTTAATTCTGTATCTTTATAAAAGTCATTTGCGACTTGAATTAATTTATCCTTAACTTCTTTGTTAAGAACCAATCCATTCCAAATATCTGGATTTAGTTGTGTGTTGTATATTCTATACTTCATATATTGGACCAACTATATCCGCGTGTTTCTTTTATTACACCTACTGCAGTTTCTATATCTTTTTTAGCTTGGTCAGCATTTCTGTATACTATACCTTCTCCGCCAGCGGCAATAAATTGTTCTACATTCTTATATAAATCATCTAATAAAATTGTAGAACTTGTTGCCCATCTAGCTTTATCTGTTCCTGAAACCGCAAAGTTTATTTTTGTTTCTGTGAGGTATTTTTTAATCCACATCGTTTTCCCAAGTTCTATATCATGAATAATTTTCGATGCGGTTTGTGGGAAATTCACACGAATCTGTTCCGCACTGGTGCTTGTTAAAACTTCAATTTTAACTTTTGGGTTATTTTTTAATTGGCCAAGATAGTCTCTTAAAATATGAAAATCAGACATTGGTTGCATTTCACTCCAAAAAGGGACACCTTCAGCAAAAATGGTTGACCACATCGCTTTTGTTCCTTTTTTCTTCTCAAAAACACCAGGAGTTTCGTTGGTGAGTTGTTCGAATTGTAATTCAAAGTCAGCTAAAACACCATCCATATCAAGATACAATGTGATAATTTCTTCTTGTTCCAATAAATTGGCATCATGGATTTCTTTTAATAATGATTCTAATTTAATCATACATATAATAAATAGTATGAATTTATTTATCTTGACAAAGAATTATAATAACCATAATATAAGAGCGCAATAAGCGCTTAGTTTAATAGTAGTTAATATTCTTCAGTTATGGTTGTTGCGGTTATATATTATAAATTGCGATTGCTTTTATAAATAAAAAAACCGCAACATATAAAGAATGCTGCGGTTAGTGTAATTATAAAATACGATTATTTTTTGGCAGGAATAAAAGTTCCGTCAGCAAGCGATAGGTTTCCATCGCCATATGATTCGGCAATTTTATTCACCCAATTTTGTTCATCTTTTTGGATGTCTGCATATTCTTCACGAGCCTTAGCTTCCGCATCAGCGAGTTGTTTGATTTTTTCATCAAGCGCAACACGTTCCAAATAAAACTGTCCAAAGAGATAAATTTTTTCTTGATACTTAGATTGAATTTGTTTCAATCCGTCAAGTTCTTCTTGTTTTAGTTTAATTGGTTCTGACATAATTATAGAGCTGGTGGGGTGTAGTCAGCTGGAGTAATTGTTGATTGTCCGCCATCTTGTGGTGGAGCTGAAGGTTGAAGCCTATTTCTCAATTCTTGATTGAGAATACGAATATTGGCTTGGGACTGTTCTGTCTTAGCCAACTCATCATAAACCAATGCTTTAATCTCTGTAATACTAAGTCTTGATAACTGATTTTCCATATATTAAAATATCCTTTCTAGGTTATAACACTAATATATATTATTGAATTTAAAAAATTAATTATTTTATTATGAAAATTTTGTTTTGTTTACCCGGCAGAGAATTCAGCGGACAGTTCTTGCAATGTTGGACCAATTTATTGGGATATTGTTATAACCAAGGACATAGTGTAATTTACTCACAAAAATACAGTTGCAATATCTATTATGCAAGGAACATGTGTTTGGGTGGAAATATTTTAGCTGGTAAAAATCAAAAACCGTATAGTGGGAGATTAGATTATGACTACATGATGTGGATAGATAGTGATATAGCATTCTCACCACAACAATTTCAAACACTATTAGACCACAAACAAGATATAGTTAGCGGATTGTATTTAATGGATGGTGGAACCGCATACGCCACTGTTAAAGATTGGGACGAAGAACATTTCCAACAAAATGGAAGTTTCCACTTTATGACACCTGATGATTTAGAACCACACAAAAAACAAAACAAATTATTTCCCGTAGTATACACCGGATTTGGTTTTATACTGATTAAAAAAGGAGTATTTGAAAGTATGGAATACCCGTGGTTTAGACCCGAATTTGTAAATATAAGAGGGTCAACAGACTTCACAATGGAAGATGTAGCTTGGTGTAGAGAAGTAAACAGACTTGGTTATAAAGTAATGATAGACCCAAATATAGTTGTGGGTCACGAAAAAATCAAAACTTATATTTAAACAGGCTTGGTTGGGTATACAACTGAATGTATATTGTTTGCATATGTTTGGGGCAAATCCCTCAAAGATTGCCTATATGTTCTCCATTCATTCTTTTTTGAATCTGTATATGTTTCCCATCTATCAATCATTACATATACGTCACTTTGGTTCAGAAGTTCGTTTCTTATATTCCTAACCTCTATAAATTTTTCATCATCTATTTCTGATTTTGTTTTTTGCACAACTTGCACGGTATAAACTTTTCCGTCTTCTTTTAATGTTGGTGGTATATCAATTAATTTTTCAACATTTAAACACGGAATCCTTTCAACTACCTCATATGTTTCGAACGCATCCATTATCTCTTTGGTTAACCCCTCCGACGGAAACGAAACGTTGGGATAAAAACTTCTTATATCGTCAATAAAGAAAACATTGTTTATTAATTTTGCTACTCTATAATTCATAATATTAAACTGTTATTTTGACCCATTTTTATATGCAATTCTTTGAGAACTCCTATCTCCTGAATTCATCATTATTTTATCGATATTGGGATTTGATGCGGATGGAGTCGTCGTGCTGAATCCGCTGCCAAAGGTAATATAAAAATTACTATCAATATATATTGTTCCCTGACTTACATTATTAAACAAAATATTATTTTGTAACGTTTGTGACACATAGTTATCATCAACAAACGCGTTTTGTATACTAGTCCAACCAGTAGGTGGCCAAGGAGATGCAACCCCATCGCCTCCTTCTAATGCTTGTCTAGGAACAACGGCTCCAGTAACATACGAATTTGATGAATTAACAGTATAACTTGTCGCGGTTGAATTTGGACTAAAAACAAAGGATGTTGTCGCCGCGGGATTATACGCCGCTAATAGAGTTCCTGTTGCAGTATAAAAACCACGAACAGATTGTGTAATTGGATTATACCAATTTCCAAAATTAATTTCAATAACATTATTTGAAAATAAATAACATTCATATATACAATTACTTGTACCAGGTGGCGGATTGCCGACATAAGTGTGATACCCTTCAAATCTAATTGCGGTATAACTAACAGCTTTTGTTTTTGCTGCTCTTAATGGATATTTTGCATTTGATAACATAACTTTATTTATTATACGTAGTTTAATCCTCCGGTGAATCCGTACCAAGCTGACCCGTTATAAACAAATGAGAATATATCCCATCTGTTTGTCGTGGTTGTAGCGGTTGGTGCAGACCCAGCCCATTTAACATTTGCCTCATTCAGACCGTTGGTTTGAAAAGTCCATGCAATTGTAGCAGCTCCGGCTCCAGGCGCACTAATCAAAGTAAATGAATTTACTTTAGCAGTATTTACGTTGGTAATGTTAAATTTACTAATTGTTCCGGTAAATGATAAATTAAATACAGTAGCAGTACTTAAATCTATTGAAACTGTTG